CTACATGGACTTTATTTTCCGAAGCACGGAATCATAGACTTTTCGGTTCACAAGCGATAATGTGTCCATAAGTTCATCAACGACCGTCCAAGCCTTTGCCGGGTCTTTACCAGCTACCGAAAGCAAAAACTCACTGTCCCCGTACTCGCCCACGGTAGCCGGTTGCGCGGTAACAGGAGCGGGAGCGCCGGAGTAGTAACCCACATACCTACCGCCGTCGCCCCGTTCCTCTTCCTGCATCTTGTCGCGTATCACATATAGGTTCGCCAGTTTGGCATAATTGGGATAGCTGGATTCTTCGTATTCCAGCCGTGCTATTTCCTTTCGGATTTCGGCTTCATCCAGCATGTCTTTCCCTCCTTATGCTCTGTCAATCTGCTCCATGCAGCGGCGGATAGCATCGCGCGTCTTATCATCGTCCGCGTCGCGCATCATGTCTTCCAGCGTCGAGCGCATATGTTCCCGAGCATCTGTCCGGCTATACCGCCCCATAGAATCGCGATGCCTGCCACGGTAGGAGCTGCCACGCCCATACGTGCCACGCATGTCCGCTTCCCACTCGCCGTCACGGGAGTACCCGCCGTCCTCGAGCATTTCGATTTTGTAGGTGTTCTTGATGGAACTGGTAAGCTTCTGGATGGCATCCAGATCGCCAGCGGACATTTCGCGCTTGTCGGCGATATCGTCCAGCTCCTTGCAGAGCATTTCCCGAAGATTTCTTAAATCGTACATATTCCTTCCTCCCTTCATGCTACTCTCTCGACGGTCAAATTGCTGTTCGCGAAATTGACCGCCTGCGTACTTGTATTACGCATACCTACCGTCACACAGCAGCCCTTCGGTACGCAGACCTGTGCAGAGACGTAGATATTAAAATAATTCTCGACTGCTGCCGGAGTGACCGTAGCCGTAGCGCTTGCCAGTGCTTCGCCGTTGATGGAAAGCGCTGCGGTAATCGCTTCGACCGTGCCGCCGGTCGGGATGGCGATGTTGCCGCCGTAGGAAATTTTGAAAACTGCCCTACACTGGTTTGTCAGCCCGCGAAGCGTCACAAGCCCGCTTCCCTCTCGATGCACAATGCACGGCTTGCTGCTGATCGCCGTTTCCGTCAGAGGCACGTTCTGCCCGGCGGCAATTGTCTGAATGTTTACATTCGTAAATTCTGCCATAAAATCAATCCTTTCTAAATGCGTCGAATTCGACACGGTTAAAAATAACGGCGGGACGATTGCCCCGCCGCGTTTCTTGAGCATCGGCGGTAAGCCGAACATTTTGTTGATGCCAACAAAACATCACAAAAAGCTCTACGATGTGGAGTTGTTACGCGCAGTTTCTGCAACCGTAGTTGTAGCCGTTATTACATCCGGAATACTGGTACGGGGCTGGAACCTCAAATGCAGGAACCGGGCGCGGGTTGTAATACGCCAGCTGCCCACTTACGTAGGACTTGAGCGTGTCGTTCTGTGCCGCCTGAGAAGCCGCCAGCTGCGCCGCAAAGAGCTGCTGGTTCTGCTCGGCAATCTTCGCGTCCTTCGCAGCCAGTTCCTGCGCCGTCAATCTCTGGTCGATGCTGCGGAAGCCGCAGTTCATCGCGTCGATGATGTCGCGAGTGCTGTTCTGCACCTGGTTGCGCGTGTCACAGGCCTGCGTCGCCATGTTGTAGTTCACGCCCTGGATTGCTTCGCGCGTCTCGCAGCAGCAGTTCTGCGACTGCATCTGCATCTGGAAGAGCATCTGCATCAAGGCCGCCTGCTGGTTGCAGCGAGAAAGTTCGGCCTGCGAGAACCCGCTTGTCACGGCCTGCGTCACGCCGGCGAAACCATTGAGCATGCCTGTGTTCATGGCGTAGAAGCCGTCACAGATGCCGTTGTTCACGCCGTCGAGCTTGCGTTCGATATTCGAGAAGTCGGATGCGAGGACATAGCCGTCAACAACGCCGGAACCGTTGCCATTACCATTGCCGCCCCAGCCATTCCGGCCCCAGCCGAAGAGGAAGAGCACAATAATCCAGATCCAGTTATCCCCCCACATTCCCATACCGCCGCTATAGTTTCCGGCGGGCTGAACGGGCATGGTCGGCTGGATACCGCCATCGGAAAGACTCATACTTTTTTCTCCTTTCGTAGATTTGAATTTATCTCAATCGTGGCCACGAATTGAAACCAATCATTACATCAGGTTTCTAACCTGATACGCCATAGATTGCAGCTGGTTTAGCTGCTGCTGACTCATTGCCCCGCTCTGCAGAAGTTTTTGAACCTCCGCTTTCGGGTCTCCCTGAAACGTCTGTGCGAATTGCTGCAGCTGCTGCACCATGCCTTGAAACTGTCCGGCCAGCCCCTGCATTCGCCCGCCGCCGAGTGCATTAAACAGTGGATTCATTTTCTGCCTCCTTCACCTTTCTAACGGGCTTGACGCTCAGAGCCGCCACCTTTGCCGCCAGTTCGTCAAAGTCCTTGCGGGTCACGTATTCCACTGTAGGCACTGTTTGCGGCGCTGTGGGGCTCACGGGGGCTGTAGAGCGCTCCACGAGGTCATACGTTGTCATTGCTGGTTTACCGCTTGCGTCGGCTTTCTTCACGTACACAACCGGCGCATTCATGTCCCAGAGCGTGACGGCGTTATTCGGCGCGACGATAAATTCGTTTGCCGCCTTTTCGTTCGGAACCCAGATGATAGACTGTCCACCGCTCGGTTGCTGTGGCTGAGGTTGTGGAGTCGGATACTGCATCGACGGCGCAGGCTGATACTGTGGACGCATCATTGGTTCCTGCATCATGGGCGGTTGATTGTAAATCGGCTGCTGATACACATAAGGCTGTTGTCCAAACATCATTTATCCTCCTTTTCCCAGTAGAACAGCGGGATTTCGTTCCCGGAATTCCAGCTATCGAAATACTTTCCGTCCTCTACGCACACTACGTGGCTCGATAGAGCGAGTACATACACGCCGCGCGGATGGTCTCTTGCGAATTCCTCGACCGTATAGCAGTCTGGGCATGTGTTCGGCACAACGTTCCGGGTAAATCCCTGTTGCCGGAGGTACGCGCCCCAGACACTGTTTGACGATGGCATGTCTCCCATCTTCAACCCTTGTAGGCAAAGCCCAACGTATGTTTCATCCCAGCTCTTGCCCGTTGCTTTTGAGATCGCCCGGACGGTACAGTCTCCGACCTGCTTGCCTTCCGGATTCGGATTGAAATAAGAAAAGCCCATACCGAACACTCCTTTGATGTGTCCAGTATGGGCTTTTTCGTATTTTCGTGTGCCTCAGTTGTGCCTCAATTTTGCTTATCTCGTCATCTCTTTAAAATATGCTATGCTCCAAACGCCTTGCTGCTCGAGTGTGAGGCATTTGTCAAAGTTGGCCGTAAACGTATCGATGTCGATTTTGCCGTACTGCTCGGCGATTGCGCGGTCGATATCGTCCGTTGCCTTGCCCATCGCGTGGAGCTTGCGGACCATAATGGTCGCCCACTTGATGGGGAATCTCTGCGCGTTGTCGATGTCGCTCTGGCTCCTTGTATTTGTGGCCTTGCGGCAGATCGCAAAGATCACGGCGAGCGCCTGAATCTGCTCGGTTGTCATAGTCGTCACCTCCCTGTTTATATACTCACCAATCCAGCCCCGCAGGAGCTCATTGGGTGTTGTCCCGTCCTCTTTTGCTGCCGCCTTAAATTCTTCAGCAAGCTCACGCCGCACTCTAGCGGCGACGTTTGTCATGTTTTCGGCCTGCCACTTTGCAGTGGCGCGGCGCTGCGAATCGCTCTGCATAGTTCCACCTCCAATCAGCAAGGCATGGGGTCGTCGAGGTCCGCCGCGCGGCGCAAGGCTGCTTTTACAGCCTCAAGGTCGAAACTCTCAACGGGCTCCGAATTCGCAACCATCATCTCTGCCATGATATCGCCGGTTTCGTCCATGTAAACCTGCGCGTTCACGGCATTCGCGAATCGGGTCAGCAGATCGGCTCCGTCTTTATACGGTGCCATTTTCTTTTCGCGGTCTGCTCTGATCGCCGCGAATACAGTTTCCGTGATAAACCCTTCGCACATAAACTTGTGCGCCGTTTCCACCTCCGCATAAATTCTACTTTCGATGGTGCTGAGTTTATTTGACGCGTAGTAAAGTTTCTTTGTATTGATGCTCTTGATTTCCATTGTTTGTTCCCTCCCGGCTTTCGCCTTGCTTTATCTTATGGCCTTATTATATAGTATTAAACACTATATGTCAAGTACTTTTTGCAAAAATACAAAAAAATAAGCGCCGAGAAACCGGCGCTTATCTCAGTTATACAGTTTGTTGGATGTCCGCTGCATCTCCCGCACGATACCAGGCAGGCGGCGCTGCACCGTGGCACGGCCAAGATACAGCTCTGTGGCAACGTCTACCTGTGGTAACTTATCCACAAAATACAGTTGCGCGATTCTCGCGTTCTCCCTGCCGAGATTTGCCTGATAGATGACGGTTTCCATGTCTTTCCTCGTCAAACAGCTAAGCTCCGGCGGGAGTTTTGCCCGCGCCTGCGGTGCCATAATAACACCACCTTACTTCATCGCAGCTGCGAGTTTTTTGAGAAGATCGTCGCCGTATTTATACGCGGCGAGGTAATCGATCGTGCTGTCTGTAAGACCAGCCTTCTGCTTGATGGTCTTCTTTGCTTCCTCGACGGCCTCGTCGACCTTCACGGTGTCGTACTCGACCCAAGGGAGCTTTCCGTGCTTCCGCCAATTGCGGGCGTGGTAGCCTGCTTTCGTGCCGATGTTCTGGACGGCGGTGATCTGTGCGCCGTTGTCCCAGATCGGGGTGCATTCGACCGCCAGACCATCACCGATGTACATGCCCCAGTGACCAGGCATCCAGAGACCTTCGCCTGGAATCAGCTTGTCCCAGCCGATGCCGGACACGGCGTAGCACTTGGCGATCATGCCGTCGGCGGAGACATCCGGCACGCTGTTCGAGGCGTACCTTGCACCGCCGTAGTAAGCGTTTTTGTTGCCGTTCCAGCCCCAGAGAATGCCCTTCGTGAGGTTCACGCAGTCAAAGCCAAAATAGCCCTTGCCGATAAGATTGCGCAGATACGTGACTCTGCCGCCGGTGTACCAGTCCGGGTACTGGGCGGATTTCTCGTCAACGATCGTCTCGCCTACGGGGGAGCCGAAGCAGCCCCACATGTAGACGGTCTTGTAATTCTTCGCAACGTCAATGTGCCTGCGCACAAGCTCAGATGCTTTCATAAAAATCTCTCCTTTCGATCATTATGCCGCGTATCGCCAGAGGTATCCGCCCCTCGTTTTTCTTCGTCCAACACAGCATGCATAAATGTTGCTATGGGCGAAACCAAGTTCTCGCTCGATCTCGCGCATAGATGTCCACGTTTTTACAACTTCGCCGGTCTTTGCATCGACCTGTTCGACTTTCCTTGCAGCTGTTTGCTCTTTAAAATCACGAAGTTTTTTACTAACCTTTTCGTTCCGACCACCATAATTGATGTTGTACGACGCTGTACACCATTCCAGATTTTCAAGACGGTTATCCAGCCGGTCTTCGTTGATATGGTTCACCTGCGGCAGATTGTCCTGGTTTTCCAGAAACGCAGAAGCCACAAGTCTGTGTACCATGATCGTATGCACTTCCCCGTTCCCTTTATAAAGCGCGACCCGAGCGTATCCAAATTTAGAAATAGCGGGCTTCAGTACTTTCCCCGTTCTTTCTGAGTATACATCGCCCTCGCCGCTCACCAGATAGCGCGGGTAATCAGGAATCCTTTTCCACATTTTCATTCTCAGAAGGTTCTTTTGCGTCCAGCGCATCTTGCAGCTTCTGTGATTGGCTCCCAAAATAAAACGCGATAATGACAGCGTAGATCGTCATAAAGTCCTGCGAGATTTTGCCCGCGACGGACATATAGGCAAACACGCCCGTCAGTGTGAGCGTAACCAGGCTCTTGACGCTGAGCAAATTGCCCAGCCGCTTTTTAATGTTTTCCATAATCAGCCCTCCACCTTGATTGCGCGGTTCTCGAACTTTTTGTAAGCGTCGAGATAGATTTCCTGCTTGTCGCCGTTGAGCGTCAGTTCGTAGTACATGCCGTCGAGCAGCGTCGTGGAAGCCAGCGCTTTCCAATTCTGCAACGTTTTGCAGTACCACACGACGTAAACGTCATCATGGCCGATCTGCTTTCCGTCGCTCTTGTCTAAGTGTTCGTTGGTGTAAGCAGTCACCAGCTTTTTCACAAGCTCGAAAAACTTCTTTTCTGTCATTTTGTATGTACCCCTTTCATTCTACCGGTTCGTTCTTTTTTGCGAATACTCGTTTAAATGCCAGCAGGCCCAGCTCTGTTACTGCTGCGCCCCCGGCGTAGCCGAGCACGTCGGACAGGTCGACCGACGTACCAAGCTCCGGGTTGCTACCGACTGCGATAAGGACAGCGATGGTTTTCAGCGCGCACGCCCAAATCAGCACCATCGTAAGGAGTCTGAGCAGATAGATGACGATGGTGCGCGCCATCTCGCCTTTGCTCCACTTGCCTTTTACCCGCATATTGCCTCCCGTTTTATTGCGCGCTGCTATGCTCGCACTGCGCCTCCAGCTGATGCAAAAACTTTTTTACATCGCCGTTGCCGCCCAGCTTAACGTATTTCTGGCCGGCAATCAGGCGCTCGGCCATTGGCATCTCCTCCGACATGATCGTCAGCCGCAGGATTGCAAGATACTGCTCGTCCTGATGCTCCTGCATTTTCCCGAGCTTTTTGTCGATCTCTGCAAGGTGGGTATCCTGCGTCGTGGCCTTGCCGCGCTTGCGCTGGATGGCTCCAACGATGGAGCGGATGATCTCCGCCAGCGCAGACGAGCCGATCACCGCGCAGATGATGGTAATAATTCCGGTGCTCACATAGTCCTCCTTACTCGACTTTCTTCCAGGCCGTCGGGGCGACCGTCGGGGTAAACACATTCCCGTCCATGAGCGACTCATACAGCTTGTCTCCCCACCAGCCCTTCTCGCCCTTTGCAAAGGCCAGTGTGGAGGTAATTACTTCGGGGATGATTCTGTATCCGCCCCGGTACTGCACGTCTTCCCAGAGGCTGGGCGCGGTCTCCGGCGTGTTCTGTGCGGTGTCCCAGAGGTCGACGGCGGCTTTTTTGATTTTCCCATGCCAGTTGATGCGCGTGCCCGCTTTGACGAGGCTGCCGTCGCCGGTCAGCGTCCCCAGCAGCTCCGGCGCGAGGCTGACTGTTTTATCGTCCAAAGTGCTTGCCGCCTGTACGATGTACGGGCGCATTTTTCGTGCCCTCTCCGTGTACGTCATGGCGCTTCCTCCCCCAGTAAGATCTTCGCCGCCGTCTCGGTGTCGAGAAGCCTCTCACGCAGCTGCTCCGGGCCTGCCGTCTCGATGTCAAAATTGTCTGTGACAAGCTTATCCGTCTCCGTGTAGGTGTGCGGCGTGCCGTCAACGTCGATGGCCTCATCGTACTCTGCGCCCGTCTCCACCTGCCGGATGAGATAGCCCGCATCTGAATACGTCCGGTACAGCTCCACGCCGTCCGTGCGCGTTTTGTAGTGCTCTTTTACGATCATGCTCACACCCCCACAATATGCTCTGCCAGCGAACTCCAGTTTGTTGCCGCTTTCCACGCGGCAACCAAAGAGGCGGGAACTCTGATTTCCAGCTGCGGATGTGTTGCATCGAACGCGTTGACGTTGGCCAGCGTGGGCACGGCGGTACAATGCGTAAGATCCACAAACCGCAGCGGATAGCATCTCTGAAACACCTGCGCTGGGATGCTCGCGATATCCCCGAGACACGTCACCCTGCGTAGCGCGTAGTCACCCTGAAATGCGGCAGCGACAAAGGTTGTAGCGTCCGCTGGGATGGTTGCTTCAAGCAAGGAGACGTCACCGCTGAAATCACCAACTCGGCCATTTACAGCTTTGATGTGGACACGCTCGAGCGCATACGTCGCGTAAGCGGTCGTTACAGCAGCATTTAATTGCCGCAAAGCCGTATAGGCTAGAGTGTATTCATCTGTATAGTCCATCGTACCTGGCCCAGCGATGGCGCGTAAGTTGGTGCAGTTGTAAAATGTCCTAAACACGTTTGTAATGCTTTGGATAACGATCACACGCAACTGCGTTGCCTGATTAAATGTTATATATCCTATAACTTCCACATTCTGTGGAATAGAGATACTTTCAAGTCGACTACAGGACTGAAATGTTCGATCAGTTATGGTTGTTACCCTTGCACCAACCTCAACTCTCCGCAGCATCGCGCAGCGGCCACTATCGGTTTCGTCGTTTGCAATCAGCCTTCGACCGCTTGAGCCGTTCCCAAGCCGCATTGTCGTACCTTCTTTGACACTCATCGTGATCACGTATGAGCCGCTGGAGGCGTACACATGCCGATGCTCAATCCAAGAATCTGCGTTTTTTGTTTCCGGGGTCGTGCCGTCGCCCCAGTCTACGGTCGTGGCGTTGCTTGTGCTCTGCCAGTAATTGAGCACAAAATCGTCCCACGTCTCGGTGTCCACGTCGACGTAGAGTCTCGTCTTGCCGTCATCGGTAATGTACAGCGCGCCGATATCGAGCTCACGGCCTGCGTCCTTGATGTCTTGGAGCGTCCAGTTCCATCCCTGACAGACCAGTCCATCGTGCGAGGGAAGGGGCGGCAGCTCGGTCTTAGTTGCCAGCTCGGCAAATGTCCAGCTGTAAAGCAGCGTCCCGTCGTAGTCCCAAAAATTGATGTCCGACTCCTTGGGCGGGGTGGTATCGAGCGTGCCGGTGATCTTCGCGCCCGAAGCGTCGTGCGCCGTCACGCCGGATTTGAGCGTCGCGGGGGTGACGGTATCCTCGGTCAGGTCGATGAGCGTCTCCCCGGCGTACACGACCTTGTTTTTTGCGGTCTCAGCTCCGGAAATCTCAGGTGCCGCCATATGCTCACGCTCCTGCCTTCTTGCCGATGGTGACGGTCACGCCGCCAGCAGCGTTGGGCGTTTCATTGTAGTAGATGGCCGCCACGTCGACCTGCGACATGTAATCGTAGCCGAGGTCCGGCAAAATCGTCTGCGCGGTCGTCAGCGGCTCAACGGATTTTGTCTGCGCCTTGATGGCCTCGCCGCTGTACGTGCCCGTCACGCCGAGAATCGTCACGCCCGCCTTGATGTTACCGGCAATGATCTTCGCGGCCTCTGTGGGGTCGATGGCGACTTTGCCGCTTCCGTCGTGGTATCCGATGGGGACGATGTACTCGCCCTTGACCGTCGTGATCTTCGCGGCCACCGCGCCGTTGTTCGGCATTTCGCCGGTGATCAGGCTGCCGCGCGCGCCCGCCGTCTTGCCGAAGAGGATTTCCGAGGCCTTGACGGTCGCGCCGGACGTGTCGAGGTCAAATTCGCACGTGCCGGTATGCAGCTCGCCGTCCGAACCGTGGTACTTAAAGCCAAGCAGGACTTTGCCGGGCTCTACCGTGTCGGCGGTCAGGTCTAAAAGCACCTCGCCGCCATAGATAAATTTACTTCTGCCCAAAATTTACACCTCCGATGCAATATAGACCGTCGTGCCGGTCTCGTTGGATACCTCATAGTATGGGACTTTCGTGACGGTCACATCGTCCGCCAGCAGCTTGTTTTTCGTCGGCAAAACAACCGGCTCAAATGCCTTCGGCACGACCTCGTAGTCCCCTTCATACGCCTCGCCGCCCTGATAGACCACCTTTGCGGGCTCAATCCGCATCCGAATCTCCGGCTGGGAGACCGTCATTTTAATCATATCCCGCCTCCTTCAAAAAACGCTTTGCATCCGTCTGCACGATTTCAGCCGCCATCGGGTTTCCGTCGCCATCTGTTAAGGCAAGCTGTAGCCTTACGGTGCTTGCTTGCAACCGCATTGCGTCTGCATACGGGATTTTTACAAGCAGGTGCGTTTCGTCGACTACTGTAGGTTCGTACTGGAAGAAGGAACACCCCTGTCTCACATAGAACTCAATCTTCGTCGCTTTCGTCAGGTCAGTTCCCTCAACTTCCACCGATAAAGCGTTCGCGATTTTCTGAAACACTTAATCACCCCCCGCTCTGCTGTGATTCAAATACATCCAGTTCGTTCTTTGCTTTGATGAACGTCGTCGTGTCGTCCGAAAGCGAGATGGTAGGCAGGAGGCGCGTATCAGTCGAATAGTCGTGATATGCGATAGACCCACCCATAATGGCATATGCAGTATCGCTGACGAACAAAAAGTGTTGTGGAATCGCCCCGCTCGGAAGCATCGCTTCGTTCACAACCGCAGTTGGGTCGGCTGTTGTCCATGTGTGCCACTTATTGGCAAATACCAAGAGCGTGTTGCTCGCTGCGATTGCACATGATTCTCCATTGTTTTCATACCCACTGTTATTTCCGACAATCTGGTATTCCCAGTTTGTAAGGTCGACGGATGATGCAAGCACCACGATACCGTTATTGCTATATGTTGAGGCTCCATCAATAAGCGTGTAATACTTCCCATTCATGAAGCAAACCGCTGACATTGCGTTTGCTCCATTTGCAATTTTTGTAATTTGCTGTTCTTTCAGCGTAAAGGAAAAACCGCTTGCATCACTGCTTACTGCCACTGAAAGTGTTGTAGATGTCCCGGACGAATTATAACTTCCAACTCCGCACAACACCCAATTTCCATTTACATGCGCGAAAGATACATTGGTGAAGTAGTACTCAGGGAATTGATTAATTCTTGTGCCTTGCCAAGAACTAATGGTCTCCGGCGTTTCCGTATGATAAATTGTCGTTCCGAAAGATCCGGGAATCGCCCACGCAAAAACTCCATCATACGCATCCAGCCCGTAGATAGTCATATAATTCCAGCTGTCGCTTTCATGGTCTTCCAAATTGCTCCACACGCTACTACCAGCCTCGCAATACAGCCTGCCAAGCTTTGTTCCCCCATACGGGCCTGACGGGAAAATTATTAAGCATCTGCTATCTGTACATGCGATATGCAGTCTTGGTGACGATGCGTTTGCAATTTGTGTTGTTACGGTATACTCTTCCGTCCACGTTCCAGTTAATTCCGTCGCGCTCAGAATTGATATTACAGAGTTATAAGTATTTGACCCTGCTGACGTCAGTGTTTTTCGAACCGCAACTATCCAGCGCCCATCAAAATATACAGCCTTGCTTACCGAATGTATATGCCCTGATACCGGGAACGACACTCCATCCCACACAACACCTTCGTCTGAAATTCCGCGCAGCAGTTGACACAGCTGCGGATACTCCGTAAATGTCACCTGCGACCCGTCGCACTTCAACCACGCATCCCCCAAACTCTGCGCTGGGCTCGTCCGGATGGTGCCGATGGGTACGATGCGGTCGACCATGTGCCGGAACGCGTCGTCGACAAGTGGGTTCGCATACGGCAATCTGAGAAAGCGCCCCGTGGAATCTTGGAGCATTGTGCGCGTGTTGAATGGCGTGCCGGTATCGTCCGGGTCGTCTGCACGCGTCATGTCGTAAGTATCTGTCTGTCCGGCAACGGGCTTGAGCTTTACCCGCCCCGGAAATTTTGGAGTTCGGTCTTTCATGTTATTCCCCCATGTCTCCTGCGTATAGTTCCGCGTCCGCGTAAACCCAGCCGACCTCCCGACTCTCCAACACGTCATCTACGGCGATGATCGTCTTTTCGATGTTGTTCGCGCCCTCCCAGTCTAGTTCGTTGATTTTTGCCGGAGGGCGCGGGGCAGGATTGACAACTGCGTCGTATACGGCGTTCGCGGATTCGATATAAGCGTCCATAACGTCTTTGTCGAGCACTTCGTCAGAACCATAATCCTCCCGCACTTCTGCCGGAACGTCGATACAGTGCGTTCTCAGCCGGTCACGGATAGTGATAAGAGCCGTGCCGACGCGGTTCAGGTCAGACGCTTTGTAAGAGCCTTTCAAGCCCGCTTTAAAGTCTGCCTTTTCCTGCTCCGTGAAGTCGCTCCACAGCTTCTTGTAAAGCTTCTCAGAATAGGAAGCGTCCGCCTGCGTCCGGTCGGTGATTAATGTTTTCATAATTCTCATGCAGAAGCCCCCATTCCGACGATGTCGCACTCAGCCGCCGCGATGCCGCTCAGTTTAATGGTCATGCTCGTTATCGTCCCGGTAATGTGATCATCCCACGGAGTTGTGGTGTCTACATAGTCACCGGGAAGCTCCTTGTCCATGACGATCTGAACGCTGTGCGTCTGCCGCCGCATATAATAGTCAAAGACGTGCTGTGTCACCGCTGCAACATTCGTCGAGTTGACAAGCGTCGCGTCCTTGACCTCAACTACATTTGGCTTCGTGGATGCCGTAATGTTCGGGTTCTGTTTTACCGTGACCGCCGTCGTGTGATAGTACGTTTTGCCGCCGACCTCGACCGTGTCGCTTCCGCTTCCGGACGTGCTGTACGTGTGCGCGGTAACTCTTACCTCGGTCACGATGGCAGACTGGCTGACTTCGCCGCCGACGTAAAGCCGGTTCATAGGAATCTCCGTCGGTGTTTCCTCAGACAGCCTCCATACCTTCACGTTTCCCGTTCCGCTGGTGTCCACCACAGCTCGAAGCGCAAACGCCACCTGCTGCAAAGCTTCCCTTCGCGTGCAATCAGGAATGTATCCTGTTAGCTTCTCGGCCTGTAGTTCCTCCGAAAGCTCCAAGACGAAATACCCGCCGAGGATGCTTTCTAAAACCGTTTTCGCGTTGGCATTAGAATAAACAACGGCCGGGAATGGGTCTTCGTCCAAAATTCCCAAAGCGTCAATGCAGGAAACGTTGTATACGTTTTTGCTTACGCGGGTAGATTCATCGATGTAAAACGTGCCGATTTTCGTCTTTCCGTTGTACGCATAAACGGGCTGCTTCTCTTGGAAAATAAAATCAATATCTTCCATGCTGTCCAGCGTGAAATCCAGCGTGTTAATCGCCAGCTCGTCGGATATGATGTTCAGTTCTTCGGTCGCCTCAACGCTACGAAGCTCCTGCCGCTCGAACTCTCGAACGATGCCGAAAAGAATCAGGGAGATTTTAATGGGTCGGTTTGGCAGATTCGTTTTGTTGAACTGAATCTTGATTTTGTTGTACAGCTCTACAGTTCTCTCGCAGAAGTAATTTCCGGAGTTTGGAAAGAACTTCTGCGCGGCAATCTCCGTGCTCCCGTTGTACCACGAAAGATCGAGGTCGCTGCAATAGTCCCCGGTTTCCCCGTCAAATTTGAAGTAGATGCCGAGGGACGTAAACTGCCCGTCAAGCGAAATCTCAATGGTAGGCGGCGTTTGGAACGTACAGTCTGCGCCGCTCCGAGGTGTCGACCAGAAGCCGACCGGCTCAGATTTTGGCTTGAGCTTTCGCGTGCCGTTCAGCACCCATTGATTCTGCTCTGTCGTTGCCACTGGCCCCTCGAATGCCCCGAAGGGCAGAAGCGAGGTTTTTGAAATACCAATAGACTCGCTTGCTGTCACACTCGCAGCCGCCGCAGAACCAACCGCAACGTCCTCATACACAACTTTTACACTCATAGCGGCGTCCTCTTCGGCTTCATCGCAACAAAATTAAATGTAAGGTTTCCCCATTCGTTCTTCTGTCCGTAAGCTGTCAACAGTTCATCGTCTCCGTTTGCAACATACGCCTCGAAGGTCAATGTCCCTTGTGCATACGGAACGGTGAGGGAATGGCTGTCGACAGGTGCGGAGATTGCTTCGTAGAACCTGTCGTATTCCGCCGGGTCAGTTCCAACCGGGTCAAGCTCCACGCTGTAGTTGTAAAACGTGCCGATGATGTCGCGCACCATCGCGCCGGTCATCACGCGCCCCGCATTATCGCCGTCCAGAACCGCAAAAGAGCGTTTCAGACTGGTTACATGCAGGTTCGGATACGCCGTGCCGTCTAGGGTCAAAACACTCGTCATGCCTTCACCCCCGCCAGCCTTACGCCTACACGCTGCGTTTCTTCGTTGTTCGCCTTATAGACAGCCCGTGCAAACTCTCTGCCGTTGAGCTGCAAGATGATCGTCTGCGACCGTCCGCCGGATTCGTTCATAGCCTGTTTGAATGCCTGCACCATTGTCTCAAGCGGCGTTTCGATGTTCGTTCCGCTCTTCTGGTCGCCCAGCACCGCCATAAACTCCCGGTTCGGCGGAATAACCGCGCCTTCTGCCAGCCTCGGAAGCGCAACCTGACTGACAAGCGGAATGCTGATGCCGAAGGACTTGCCGCCGATGATGGGAACCCAGTCCGGAATCTCAAAGTGGATGGTATTCAAAGCGGAAATCAGAAGGTTGATACCGTCGATAATGAAGTTGATCGCCGCCTCAATGATGGCAACAATGTTGTTCCAGATACCCTTGAAGATCTCGGTGACACCCTGCCATGCCTTTGTCCAGTCTCCGGTAAATACGCCAACAATGAAGTCAATGACGCCCTTCAAGATGTCCTTGATGTTTTTGTATACATCTGAGACAAATTTCCCATATGTTTGAAATATTGATGCAAGCAGCGGGCTCTTGGATTGCAGCCATGTGATAAACATGTTCCACGCATCCTTGATGGAGTTCACAATGGCGTTCCATGTCTGCTTCATTCCTTCCCATATCTGCTTAATGCCTTCCACAGCAAGCTTCATGTCTCCGGTGAATACGCCCTTGAAGAACTTCCCGAACCCGTCTATAATATTTTTTAATCCTTGAATCAGTTCTTCTCCATGTCCGGTGAAGGACACAAGCGCAACCAGCGCGGCAAGGAAACCTGCAATCAGAAGTGGAATCCAGCTGCCCGTCAGAAGCGAAATTCCGATACCAGCAGCAAGCAGCCCTGCGATGATCGTAAGCGTATTCACCAAATTAAAGCCGTTTTCGATAACGTCTTTGATACCGACAACCAGCATGGCAAGACCGCCTACAACCAGTGCAATTCCTGCCGCGATTGGTCCGAAGGCGATTGCAAGCCCAACGGCAAGCGCGGCAAGACCTGCCAGCATCCCGAGGAAGTTTTGTAAATCAATCCCGTTATTCCAAGCATCCAACCAGAAGTATACAAGCGCAAACGCACCGGCAACAGCAAGAGCGATACCCCAAATCTTGCTCAGGTCGTTCGTGAACAAGCTCGCGATTTTCCATGCCAGAAGCCCTGCTGCAATCGCTCCTACCAAGCCGAGAATGTCGTGGAGCTTGTCCTCTGCCATGTCAAGATTTGAGAAGTCCGGCGCGATCTCCGTTGATGCCGCGCCACCACCTCCGCCAGCGCCAGACGCTGTGTTGTCTGTAAGCTGGTTGATCTCATCGAAGCTTGCCATGCTTTTACTTGCGTCTTTTGCCGCCGCCCCAACACCTTCCAGCGCCTTCTGCTCGTCGTTCAGCCCTTGTGCGGCTGATTTCTGCGAAGACCAGCTTTTCCCGGACAGCATACCAAAGAACTTCGCGATAGCTGTAACAACCTGTGTCAGAATGTTCACAAGCTTCACAAAAACAGGAATCACGACTTGAAGAATCGGCTGTGCGAGTGTCAAAAGCGCCGCCTTGAGCCGCGCCACGGCTGCGCGTGCTTCGTCGTTCTGCATAATGGTTTTTCCAAGCCATGTTCTAAGACTTTGCAGCGCTCGAGTAATCAGAGAGAACACCAGAACGCGCTTAAAAAGCCCGGAAACACGCTTGCTGAACGTGTTCATGCTGCCGGAAACCTTCTTCGCGGCGGCTTCCATTCGCTCTGTTGCGCCGCTTGCGCTTGTGATTTGCTCCGTGAGTTCTCCGGCTTTTTGCTTCGCAGCGTCCAAAGCAGAAGTCTGCGCGATCACTTTGTCCGTGATTTTTTCATATTTCCCGTCCAAACTCTCAACGATCTTGTCTTGATCTTTTAAGATTGATTCCTGCTCTTTGATTTGCGCCGCGACTTCCGTCTGCCGCCCGTATGCTGCGATATAAGCCTCCGGAGACGCAGACACCTCGCCGGACGTGATCTGCCGTAGCCGCTCGGATTCCGCCCGCAGCGATTTCAGCGCATTTTCTGCCTGTTTTGCAGATTCTTTCGCTGCGTCAAGCTGAGATTTCAGGCCACTCTGCTCTCCGGTGCTTTTTTTCAGCTCGGCTTCCATCTTGTCGATTTTCGCCGTCAGTTTATCAAGCTCCTTCTGCGCGTTTTTTGCGTCGACCTCCGCTTGAACAACGATTCTTCCATCTGCCATTTTCTCACCACCTTATTTTGAAATGCCCCATGCGGCGAGAACGTCTTTCTCTGCCTCTGTGTATGTAACTTTCAAATCGATTATATCCCTGTTCTTTCTGTAGAACTCCCGCTCCTGCTTGTCCAGAGGCTTCCCGTGCGCCTTTTTGTCTCGAATACGAACTACTTGAGCAAACAGGCAGTCTCCAATCTCCTGATAGAAAGACAGGAACGACCACCAGTGCAGATACTCAAGCGCCCTAACCTCGCATCCAGCGATTCTGTTCACGGGGGCAATAATCATGTCGAAGTCCTGCTCCCATGACATCAGCACGGGTTCTCGCTTCTTTTCTTTGCGTTCTTCCCCACGGTCTATAAACCGGAAACACTGGTTCAGAGCTTCCTGATAGTCGCTGGCTGGCATTTCCTCAAAGTCGGGATAGAAGATTCTCAACGATGCCTCCGCCTTGTCCTGCTCGTCCAGCTCGCTATCAACAAGGGCGGTGAGGATATCCAACACCGCCCGATAGTCAGACCGGATTTCGTATTCTGTTCCGTTTACATTGACCGATGTCGGTAAAGACCAGATTACTTTTTCCATCTTTCCATATATTTCTTGATTCTCGGGTTCGTAGCCTTCTGTTCTCTCGCAAAGGTAGTGTCGATCTGGTCGATGATGCCGAGCATCAGATTGCTCCATACAGGCAAACCGTCAGCCAGTGCGAGGACGTTCATAGAGCCGAAAAGAGGCGTACAAAGCGGAACCCCGAAAAGGCTGTCGATCGTATCGCGCATTTCGTTGCTTTCCCGACGCGCAATCTCAAAGATTTCTTTTTTGTTCGCGTTCTTTTCCACTTCTGCCTGATATTTCCGCTGACGATCTTCCAATCCGTTGAACACGTCAAAAATTTTCTCTACAATTTCTACGTCTGTCGGGTTGAACTCGAGCGTTACTTTGTCGTTGATGTTGATTTTTTCAACGCCAGTTGCAATCTTGATGTCCGCCATCTATCGTCCCTCCTTATGCCGCTTCCGGCGTAAACGTGATTTCTCCGTTGGAACCAACCGCCGCAGTGCCGGTGATTCTCTCGCCGCCCGGCGTTACCGTAAGCGGCATGCCTACAAAGCCGCCGCCTTCGCCGCCAAGGCCTGTCGCCTCGATTGCAGCGCCCTTGTATCTCTCTGCAAAAACAGCCGTTTTCTTCGTGCCTGCGTAATGATGCACGATAAGAATGTCCTGATTCGCCAGAGCCGCCGCGTTCTGTTCCTTAACGGCGAGGTTCCAGATATGCGTAAGCGCAACATCTCCGGCATCGAGTTCGCACGGTTCAAAGTCCTGCGTGATGATGGGCTTTTTCATCGTGGTTCTGGTCGTGCCGAGGATGTCCTTGTTGGAATCCTTCTGCCAGTCGTATTCCATGCTGGAATCCGTTACGCGCGTCCCAAGCGGCGACCATACGGCGGCGGAATCAGTGCCCGTATTCACAAAAAGAATCAAAAGTTCTCTGTCTACAGGCTGCCCAGCAACGGTGTTAAAGGTCATATCTGCCATAGTTAAATCACCTCATATTTCATCTTCATTAAGATTTGATGGTCTTCCCATCCGTCCTGATACACAGCGAATACCGCCGCGCGGCTGACCGCTTCCATGCGACGGACACGAACGCCATCTCCAAGAGACGGATAATTCTGCATCGCCCAATCCCCGAAGCGGTTCAGTACCGCATCAGCTTTCAGACGCTTGTCGTTGCTCCCGCCCGGCTTGATACGGGCTATGATCTTGAACTGGTATTCTGCCTCATGCCCGCCGAGCAAGTACCTTTTTGTGATGTACGCTCCTTGAATCACGGACAGAGCCGCGCTTGCGGAATCAGCGGCGAGGAACTCATAATTGATGGTCGCGGCTGGGAGATCGTCATCCGAAAACGAGTTTACCCAGACCATCATTTTTCTGGATATGTCCTGTTCTTCCTCGGAAGAAACAAGCTTTTTTTCTTTTTCAGAGCCCATTTTTCACCGCCTTATCTGCAACGCGAATCCATTTGTCAAGGTTCTCAGCCTTTGAAGCCTCGAACCAGTGTGATTGTGCCTGCGCGTGTCCGGATGTCGTGAACACAAGGTTTTTGTCTGTCAGAACCTTCGTCCCGCCCTTTGGCGCGTATGTGCTGCCAGTTTCCGGGTCAACCATGACTTTCCCGTAATACAGGAATCTTGCATACGGTCCAGGATAGATGATCGCATTACCGTCCACAAGTGTTCTCTGGTCGAGAGAGCCGGTCAAAAACGGCACATACGGGCTTGTATCCTTTTTTACCTGTAATGCCACAATGTGTTCGGCTTTTGTGCAAGCCCGTGCTATAGCCTCCTGAAGCTCGTCAAATCCGTCGGTTTTCACACTGAATTTCAGCATCACGTGCCTCCGACCTGCCAGTGCTGCATAGAAGGACTGCCGAAGTCCTTCATGTCCACCTTTGTCACTTTGTACACATCGTCGTAAAGCATCTCAATCCGTTCTTCCGTCTTGTCCGGTTCGACTACTTCACCTTTCACAAAGAAGGTAGTGCCGCCGTTTCCATCCGTGGAGAGCGTCCAGATTTTGCTTTTATCAGTTGCACGCCAGAATTCTTGCGGCCCGACATAGCGCTTCACCGCGCCTGTCACGCCGTCTACGGCTGGCGAGGAAAACGGAATGTACAGATTCACCGCATCTGCGCCTTCAAGCCCGCTCGCGCGGACGTTGGCAGCTTTCGATGCTTGGAGCATTACGCCGCGAATCACTGTGATATAGCGTTTCTGCGTGTCCTTGAAATCCTGGTCTTGCTCCTGCGTGACGTTGTAGATGGTTACAGTGTGTGGGGCGTACATGCTAAACACCTGCCTCTGTAAAGAAGCCCGGTATGGGCTAGGTATTCACGTGCTACGCTTGCAAGGGCGTTCTTCGCCTCGGAAGCCGCTTTCAATGCAGCTACGGAAGAATCACCGCCGCTGCGAAGCGTCCGGGAATAGCCGCCTACAGTCTCGCTCTGCAATTCTCCTTCATCAGATGCAAGCCCGGCGGACACATTCTTTCTGGCAAGCTCCTGTGCCGTGTCGATCAGCATATACTGGTCGACTAAGGCACAGCAGCACATTTTTACAGCATCCAGCTCTGCAAAATCCTTTGCTCGGTTTTGCGTGTAGTAGTCAAGGAAGGAACTGGCGCGTGTCGCCAATCTGCAAAAGCTGTCAGCGTCTACCGTTCCCTTGTAGATATCGCAGTAGTACTCATAATCGGCGTATATCATTGCGCCAGCTCCTTTCAGTTACGAACCTACCGTCACAGTGGCCGTTCCGGTCTTCGTGCTGTCCTGCTTGGACTTTGCGGTAACGGTAATGCTCGTAGATGTCTCATTGGAAGCGACCGTCAGGATACCGTTTTCCGAAATGGAAGACTTCGCGCCGTTCTGGCTCCACTCGACATCGCTGCTCACAATACCTTCACCTGTGACGGAAGCGGAGAACGCCTTGCTCGCTCCCTTCTTCACGGTTGCAGTAGCCGGGGATACAGTCACTGTAGATACCGTGCCGGCCTTCCCATAAACCGAGAACGGGAACGGGTTGGGAATGTCAACATTGTAAGCGTTGACCGGGTTCGCAATTTCCCAACCGAGACGCATGACCGCACGGAGAGCGACCATATCGTTCTGCATGAGGTTGTAGGTGATTGCCTTCGTGCTCGGGTCCTGAATGACACCTTCGGTGAAGATCTTAAAGGTCATGTCCTGACGGATGGCGTATACCAGCTGCGTCCAGTCGCCGACGATCATCTGTGCCTGTGCCGGGTCAAATGCGCCGTTCATCGGGAAGTACATATCCATACCATCCAAACCATAGCGCGTTGCGCCCTGCATGTCGGACTTGAAGATGGGCTGACCGGTCGTGTCCTTCAGCCCGCGAAGCTTGCCGCGCATCTGGATTGCGGACATAACGCCGTTCGGGTTGAAGCCGTCAAGCTCGACCTTCGCGATCAGGCCGTTCTCGCCCATGATGTCATCAAAGACGCTTGTGCCGACGGGTACGCCGTTACCGGCAGCGATGGCCGAAGGAACAACGCCAGTGCGCCAAGTGCTCGGCTTGTTCGTGCCGAACAAAATTGCCGCGTCAATGACCTTGCCGAAAGCCTCGGTCAGACGGGGCTTGACCTCGCCCCAAATGTCATAATCCGCATCATCGAGAGCAGCCTCGGGAATTGGGACGATAACCGCGATTTCCTCGGCATACAGCTTCTTCTTGTCCCACGCCATCTTGGTGGTCTGCTTGAATGCCTCACCAGCGCCGCTGTCAGTGGCCTCGCCGTTGACAAAGTACGCGGAGGGAAGTGCGTCAAGCACATTAATGGTCTGCGTCTTGCTGGACATATTCGCCAGTCTGCGGCCCATACGAAGAACGGCAGATTCGGCGATAGCGCCCTGCATGATTTCGCGGGTTACGGGTTCCGGGATAAGGCCGGAAAGTGCGGAACGATCAATACTTGCCATGTTGTAATCTCCTTTTCGTTACTTGAGTGCGCCGCGGATCAGATTGTTCATCGCGGCATTGGTATCTGTTTTCTTCTCGCCGCCGCCAACAGCGGCAGACCAGTCGATTTTTACGCCGTCTTGGAACGCGGATGGATCGGCTCTGACTTGAGCCTTGTGCCATTCGTCAAACCCATCAAGCGCACCGTCTTTGATTTCAAGGTGTTTTGCTTTTAGGTCTGCCAAATATGCCTTTTCAGCAGCTTTAGAGCTGAACTTCACGCCCTTTTCAGCAAGCGTCTTGCGGATCACATCTGCGTAGTCATAATCGGCGATCTTGGACTTGTAGCCCTCGATCTCCTTTTTGAGCGCTTCCGTTTCCGCGCTGCCGTTCGCTGCAAACTGCTTGTTCTTCTCCGCTTCCGCGTCCAGCTTGCTCTGAACAGTCGAAAGTGCCTTTGTGATTCGCCTGTCGAACTCCGCCTTGTAAGTGGGGTCAGCCAGTATTTCATCAAAAGTCATAATTTCGTCTTTCATTTTTTGTAAATCCTTTCTATTCCCACAGCGTCATTCCCCGCTGCGTTTTTCATTTTCCGCGATATGCGATACGTTCCAGCCTTTCGTATCTGTCGTACTCGCTATCTGTCATATCTGACCAAATACGGTCGCCATATTTACGCTCCATTTCAGCTTTAAAAGAGCGGTATTCTTTTACCTGTGTCGCCGTACCTGCGTAAGTCGATGAACTTGCGCTAGGGCTATCCGATGTTTTAGCTGAAGAAATTTTGGAGTCTTCAGATTTTACCTTTTCTGTAATTTTGAGAGCTCCATTTTCCACTTTCATCTTTGCAAGGACTCGCGCGTCCTTCATAATGAATTCCCCGGGGTCGTATCCGTCTTCGCCCTCATCAGCTCCGAGCAAATACATGACGCGTCCTTCGTATCCACCGTACTGCATCACCTGTGACGTCCGGTCAATACGAATCGTTGACACGCCATCAAGGTCTTCCGGCTCCGTGCCCGCATCGTCAAAATCACCGCCAAAATTTTGTGACGTGTGTTTCATTGTTTCACCGATATTTTCCGTATCTTCTTCCTGCACACGTAAACCGAAATACATAAAATCTTGTTCGCTGCAGATTTCTTCTGTAAGCTTTTTTGCAGTTGAGAAATCCGATCTGTTAAAGAGTTTGGTTTTGTCCTCCCCAAACTTTCCGCTTTCGCGCATTGCATCTGTCAGGCTCTGTCCGTCTTTGATAAATACCCGCCGCCCGCTGATTGTGCGCCAAACTCCACCTTCGTCTGCCATGTTTGAACCTCCAAATTCAAAATAAAAAAGAGCCAACTACCAAAAAATTCTTAGTAGTTGGCTCCATTCAGCCCTTCCCGGCGAACATTTACGCCGTGGGAATTTATTCAGTTTTCAGCCGTTTTCGCTGGATTGTCTGCGCGATAATTTTCCCGTCTTTGTCTCGCAGCAGCTCCACCCGGAAGCCGGACGCAAGCGCCCGCTCGATGGCTTGCTTTAGATTTTCGTCAATCATACAATACTTTCGTCCTTTCTCTCTGCTCCGGTAACCCTGCAGCCTCGCTGAAAGACTTATACTTGGTGTTCAGGCGGCGAAGCTTGATGTTTGCTGCGGTCGCGTCCTCGGAAAGACCAGCTTCTTTGTATGCGTTTCTAAGCTTCTTCTGCGCGCGGATTTGCCGTTCTATTCGGCGTTGCATCTGCGTCGCTTCATAGGCTGTGTAAGTCTTTCCGTCAAACGTGCAGCCAAGACCATCGTCGATATGCTCAAGCTGTTCATCGGTGTAAGTCCGCTCCGAAACTCCCTGAACAAACGGGTATTTGTGATGCCTACAGTTTGCGCCTGTCAGACCGTCAACATATCCGTAACCGGTCGTTTCCACAAGGTCATCGTAAAGCCCCAGCGGGTCAGGTTCGCCGTTTTTACTCTGGTAATAGACTTTCCCTTGCCATTCTTTGTGGCTTGACCACGGCGAAGCACCCGGCTTGTCACGCGCCCCAGAGTGCGCAGACACTTCAAAGTATCGCGTCTCTAGGTATTCTGCGCTTTGGTTCGTGTACTGGTCGCAGATCTGATTCACGCCGGTCATGACGGCTCTCCGAACAGCAACGTCGATGTGGTCAACGTGTCCGCTTTCGTAATTCACAACTTTCAGACCGCCTGCAAGCTGTTGCACCGCAGACTTAATCGCCTGATTGTAGCTGATCGCCCCGCTCTGAATCTGCATAACAGCAGAATCCAACGCCCACTGATATGCACGCGCAGGCGGGAGCATCGTCCTGCCTTTGTCCACCAAGAATCCCATAGACTGTGTGATGTTATGAAATTCATCAAGCGTCTGCGCTCTGATTGCTTCGATTGTCGCAGTGTTCACCAGAATATCAGGCTGTGTTAGCCCTGCCATGTCGATAACCTCTGTGTAATACTTCTGGTTTCTGGCAATAACGTCACCGAAAAGCTCCTTGAGCTTCTTCTCGCTAATTCCAGAGGTCTTGCGGATTGCTTTTTCAATCTCCTTCGTGTCGATACCATGCGAACGAAGCGCTCTGATTGCCTGAACAGTCACTTCGTTCAGTTGGTCTTTCAGCGCAAGCCTACTACATATCTCATCGAGAAGCGTATCTTCCAAGCCTCGGAATAGTTCGGCAAGTTCTTCTGGAAGTGCGTCTAAAATGGCAGGTGAGAACGGATACTTTTTCACCGCCCATCACCTCACTCTACCTCATTCTCCGGCTCTTTAACAATGTCCTGCGCCTTCGGCAGCGCCGCCTTTGCTGTCGCCTCGTCCTCGTTCATCCACTTCATGCGGAACTCCCAGTCATTCATGATTCCGGCGCTTAAAAGCTGCATATCGCGGGAGAAGTCTGTAGCTTTGTCTTCGATGATGGAATCGTCAAAGTCAATGCTAATCTCCACGTCTTCATTCAGACCGGCATTCATCACAGTATTCCCCAGCCGAAGCAGGATGCGACACAGTTCCACCAGTGCTTGCTCCAGCACTATCTCATGCTTTTTGATTGTGCGGAACATGGTGGAGTTTTCGCTAATTACCTGCGTGGCCGTTGCTACGCTGCCGCCGTCAAAGCGGTAATAGGTTTCGCCGAAACCGCATTTGCTGGAAAGAACGTTCAGTTGGTCTTGCAAGCCTACATTCAGCTGCTCAGTTCTGAGTGTCGGAGAAATCGTCTCTACCACGTTCCCTTGCTGCGTGTCCTCCGGAAGCAGATAGAAACGCCGGTCGTTGTCATCAAGCGTCGGTTCGTCATCTTCCCACCTTGTGGCGGGCATTTTGACCATCATCATCATGGGGCCGTTCTCGAACTCATTGACGTAGCAGTCATAGGCACAGTCAACGCCGCGCAGAACATCAATCGCGTTTGCGTACACAGGGATACCAACCGGAAGCAGGTAGTCAAGATTGTTTGCGATGTTCGGTCTGTCGATGACGAACTGCCTCTTGTCGCTTCCCGTATATACCACAGGGGGGATTCGCTCAAAGCCCGGAACATCGGTGAGCAGTGCGTCGGCAAGCGTTTCGTTTTCGTATCGGTAAATGCTGTTCTCGATGACGTAAAGTCCGTTTTCGTCTTTCCGGTGAATCTGCAAATACAGATAGTTTTTTCCAGCCCGTGTGACCACGCTGTCAAAAGCACACTCTGAAATAAATCCATTCTGCCAAGCCAGCGGAAAAATGTGCTCAATAGTCACATAGTCAAGGGCTATGCCGGAAACATCGCCCGGAATGGTCTCTCCGCTCTCGTTGACCGCTTGGCCGACCACACGGGGGATATACGCTACAGTTCCAAGCGCGGATTTCATTTCCTGCATTTCGTTTGCCTTGACCGTGAAGTTGTTCGACGTCAGAACCCTGTCGATAAACTCCTGTTCTTTCTGCCCCTCAAGCGTGATCTGGACTTTCTCGTTCATCAAGAGGTTCGCCCAGTCCTCACAAACCTTTTTCGCCATGCCGAGGCTTGCACGGTTGCACTTTGTCCACTTATGTCCGTTATATCGCCGGTATTGATGGAACCCCTTGACTTTGCCGACGTACCACGACTTCCAAAGGGACACGTATGTATAGAATTCCTCTGGGATTGTCGTATACCCGAGTTCCTTTAATTTATCGATAACCGTCATGCAATAACTCCCATTCTACGGCTCACAGGCTCTAAGGCGTACCGCGTCGCGTCAATCAGATGATTGTTCGCGTCCGGGTATCCGCTGATAATATCGCCGTCTTTGTTTCTTTCATATTCGTAGCCCACGAACTCATCGTAGGCATGTGGCGTTCGTTTTCTATCAATGACAATCGTTCTTCTCTGCAAGAACTTCATGCCGTATTCGACCGAGCCGGGTCCCTTGACCGCCTCATACGCAGGCAATCCCATTGCCCGTAGGTCAGCCACGCTCTTTGGCTCCGCGCTGTCACAGATGACGCGCAAATTGCCATATCCGCGCTGTTTGATTATCGTCGCGCTCTGCTCGTTCGAAAGCTTATTTTGGTATATCTCGTCAAGCAGGTAGATTGTTTCCCTTGCTTTGTCGTAATGCAGCCGGATAAACGCAAATGGGTCTGGGAACCATCCGAAATCCACGCCCTGATAGATTTTATCGAATCTGGAAACTTCTTCGTCCGTGATCTCCCGAAGTTCGAGCCTGTCAAACACATTGCCGCCGGTCCCAACCGGGATACCGAGGTATTCATGCTGATACGCCCGCTCGTCAGTGGCTTTCAGGTGTTCAGCCTCGTCAATAAACTGCTGCCCCAGCCACTCTGGCGGTGCTTCAAGATACGTTGACTTGTGGCACAGCCTGTCCGCGCGTTCTTCCAAGCTGTCTTTGTTTGCCCAGTTGTCGCGGCTGATCGGCGGGTTATAGCTTTCAAAGTTCCAAAACTTAGAGCCGCCGCGCATCGTAGACTGTAAGATCGTTCGTATTTCCGCACGCCCCGCAAACTGGTCTTTTTCCTCAAAGTGCGTAACAGCGATATAACCAAACGGTACCTTAATGGACTTGATTTTCATTGGGTCGTCCGCACCCCGGAACATGATCTTCTGGCCGGTAGGCTTGTATATCAGTTCCATCGGGGAAACCTTTGCTTCCCAATATGCCGCCATGCCAAGCTCACCGATTGCCCATATGTACTGCGAATAAACGCTATCGCGTATGGTATTCGCAACCTTTCGCAGCACAAGCGCGTGTGTGTTTTGGTTGTTTATCAGCAGCAGGGGAACGAGTACAGACACAGTGGAGGACTTCAACGACCCACGCCCGCCACTAAAATCGTAGTGCGTGTGACCATGCTTGAAAACATCGCGTGCAACTTCGTAAAACGCAGAGCCGATTTTTTCGGAAAGTCGGATTTTAGACATCGATGATCACCTGCACCACATCTTTATCGTCGTTTCCGGTCTTTTCCTGCACCATCGCCCATTTGTCGATCAACGTCCCCATCGCCGTTGTGATCTGGCTCAGGTTCGCCGCCTTCAATTTATCCGGGTCATTCAGCAGTTCCAATCCCTTCCCGATGAAAGAGCATACAAGGTCTTTATGCGCGTCCATGTAGGCTAGGACGTCTGCTGTGTTCTCTTCTTTTTTCTGCTCACACTTTCCCACAATTTCCGCATTTGCAAGAATAATGTTCTTGACTGTTGTAGCGGACACTCCATTTATTTTCGCCGTGGCACAATAGTTGTTCGTCTGAACATAATCCGCCAGTATTTTCTTTTTCTGCCGGTCTGTCAGTCTCGCAGCCATAATCACCACCTCGAAATAGTTATCCTTTTCACGCTCCACCGGATTGCGGTTTCCGGTGGAGCTAAGAAAAAGGAGGTTCCGCAGTACGCTGCGTAGCCGTTGAAAAGGATGAGAACGCAGAGGATACACCTCTACGCTCTCAACGATACACTATGTTTAAGGCTCTCTTACGCAAACTTTTGAATATAAACCACGTTTTTCTGCCACTAAGTAGATAAACTGCCTATGCCATTCCTGAGCTGTGCGCTCCGAGACATATACCACCATAGCAGCGCCCTGTAGGGTGTGTGTACGCTTCCAAAGGACCAGATCAATAAGCTTCAGCCGTTCCGCACCATCGGAAAGCTGCTTTGTTTCTTCGACAGCAGCATCTACCGCGTCGATTTCCTCCCGCGTCATAAGCGTACCGCCCTTGTAGCTTCGTACCATCCATTTTGCGTAGCCCCACCACCCATAGCGCGGTTTGCTCACCACATCAACCTCCTATCTGCCCGAACTCCCGAACCCATTGTCCCCGCGTTCCGTCTTCTCGAGCGAACTGACCACTTCCAGCTCCGGCAGGATGCAGGGCAGTATAACAAGCTGCGAGATCTTATCGCCCCTACAGACCTTGTAAGGCTTGCTTCCGTGGTTGTAGAGCTTGACCATGATGCTTCCGGTGTAGCCGACGTCTATGACTCCTTCGCTTGTGATTCCGTGCTTGACGTTCAGACCGCTTTTGCTCTTGAGAAATCCCACGGTGTTTTTGGGCAGCTGGATATGCACGCCTGTATCAAACAATTCGCTTCCGCCGGGGTAGATGTAAACGTCGTCGCTCGCCGAATACAGGTCAAGCCCCGCGTCATATTCATGCGCCCTTGTGGGCATGAACGCCAACAGATCTAAAACAATTTTCATTTGTCCCACCAATCCTTAATTGTATCGTTCCGTTCGAAAAACGGCTGAAAGAACGGACCGCAGAGCTTCTTAAGACTTGAATCGATCCTGTGAATGGCCTCGTCAGATTCCGGCTTTCCCTGCCATGCCACGCCGTATTCCTTCTCGAGTTCGCGCATCTTATCGAATAACTGTTTCGCTTTTGAAGGGCTTTTGAGCATCCCGAGTTCATATGCCGCAACGAATAGCAGGTCGATTGCCTTCTGCATCCCCGCTTCCATTCCTGCGTTCAGGAACGCCGCGTTGCTTCTCCTGATCCGCTTCGTTAGATCGTTCATAGCTGTATCCCCCTTATGTACTTGTCAAAATACGTTACAGCCACCGCCATCGCCGCCCACATGTCCGCCGAGAAGCCGTAGAAAAAGCCCGGATTCTTCTTCGTCCCTTTCCCGAAATTCGTCTGTCCGGGCGCGTAGCGGTCGACGAGGGCTTGCCGGATGTTCGCATCCTTTGCCGACGCTCTGCCGCATAAGTAAAGCTTTTCTTCCCGGCGGAAGATCTTCTGTATCTGGTATCCCATCCGGTAAAGCTCGGCATATTCCCAGAAGCGTCCAATCCAAAAGCACGTATCAAACACCTCTTGACCGACTGGCATACCCATACCCGCCACCATTTCGATTGCCAGGTGCTGATACTCCCGGCAGAGAATGGGGAATATATCCTCGTTCGGAACTTTACCAACGTCCAGCACCTTCCGGATTTCCTTCCCGTCGTGCTCTACGAGGACATACCCGGATTCCATATTCCCCGGGTCAATCGCCAGTATCGTTCCCACGCTTCGCCCTCGCTTTCCAAAACATACTGTTGTAGATGTCGTATCGGTGTTGGATGCAGGTACTCATGACCTCCGGTCGAAGTCTTGACCAGCTCTCATACAATCCGCACGTCTGCATTTCCGGGCAGCCGCACCGATAAATGCAGTTTGGCACCAGCACGTCCGAAATCTCCGGCTGCACCTCATGCAGCGCCGCTTTGAAATCCTCGGCATACTCGCGCGTCTCCGGGGCTGCCTGACTGCATAACCGCTTGCGCATGGAATCGATCAGGGCTTGTACGTTCGCTTCTCCCTCGAAGATCACCGGCGCGTCCTGCGGCAGCTTGTCCCTCGGCGTTCCGGTTCGGTCGGTTCTCTGCGTGGAGATAAAGCACTCCCATTTGTGCCTCGACCAGTGCGTCGCAATCCAGCTCTTAATGCCTTTCCAGACCCACGATACCGAGATCCGCCGAATCGGCGAGTGTTCAGCAATTAAAATCCGGCGCTTAAAGTCCTCGCTCGGCTCATGTCCCAAAGAGCCTTTTCCGGAGGTGGCGCGGCAGGTGTCCACGACCTCCTGCCAGTCGCCCTTGATGTTTGTAATGTGTGTGTTCATTCTTCCCTCCGTTCTCCGTAGCTGCAAAAATCATCCAGACTTGGCCGAATCATGCCGTGCTTCTCCCCGCAGATCACAACCCCATTTGCAACCGTTCGCAACTTATGCTTGCAGTCCTTGCAGTACACGATTTCTACGGTGTTAATGGTGGGCGCACCGTCCAGATAGTTAATAATCGAGTCAAACTCCCAGTCTTCAATTTCGCCTTTTTGGTGGTTTTCCAGCGCCTTGTTGTAGATTGCATCCGCGTCAACTGGTCGCATCGTCAAATCCTCCATCCATCTTCGCGCTGCAGAACGGACAGTAGGGCATGCCTCGCATATCGAGTTTGGCGAATGTTCCTTTATCCGTCTTAAATGCGAAATCTGCGCAACAATTTGAACATTCCGTGTATGGATTGCCGGTTACGGTACGGTGCAAAATCCACCGCCCATACACCACCTCCGCAACGTCGGCGGCGGGAGCGTTTCTTATCTCTCTTAGTGCAACTGAATACGCATAATGCTCACCAGATTCTTCTGTGGTGTGCTTCTCGTAATACTTCATTCGCGCGACTAAACTGCTCCTATCAAGATACTCAGCGGTCATTTAAGGAGTCCCTCCTCAGAGTCATCTTTATGCATCTGCACAATGGCCTCCACCGGTGCAACGTCGGCGGCGGGCAAGCCCGAAATCTCGCTTGCAATGCAATCCGCCAGTCCGGTATGCCGCCCCAATACAGAGCCGTTCGCAAGCCCGTACTTTTCGGCGATTTTAACCGCATCATCGCGCCGGATATAATCAGCCATCCTTCTTGCCCTCCATTTCCTGCAGTGCCGCTTCGCGGCTGATGTATTCGTCAGGCATCTTCTCTCTTCCTCCTCTTCTTCCGACACTCCGGGCAAAACCATCCACGTTTCCCAACGCTCCACCCACCGCTTCTCGCAATCCTCGCGGCAGTAGATTGTGAAACCGTGTGGTTTATCCAGCTATATGTGGCTCCGCACGTATCGCAAGAAAAATAAACGTTATACGCCATCCTTCTTGCCCTCCATTTCCTGCAAAGCTTTCTCGGCTTCTTCGCGGCTCAAAAATACGGTCTTGCCGATGTCCTCTGCGCAGATTTCCATGCCGTAACCAGCGTACTTAATCGTGCCGTCTTCGTAGACGTGTAGACCTTCAAAGCGAGACTGCGCCAGAATGCCGCCTACCTTCTCCCAGTAAATCGCATCCGGTGCGCACGGCAGAATCAGGACGCGCCCTTCAACATCCGCTTTCATCAGCTCCACCATTCGTGAGATGGAGTAATCCCATCGGGAAAGTGTTTCCTCTATCTCTCGCGCCTCTGCGCACGCCTGCGGTGATAATCTCGAATCTTCATATGCTTTGAGCCTTTCCCATACCTCCTTCTGCGTGCAACTTCCGTCATACGGGCAAGGCAGCTCGCGACATTGCGCAATGTCGCAGAAGCTTCCTTCAAACGTTATTCGTTCCATCGGCATCCTCCTTGTCTTCGAATTGCTTCAAATGTTCGCGCAGCTCCGCGCATACCCATGCTGCCTGATAGAGCAGAGCCAAAACGTGCTCGAACGATTCAACATCTTCCCAGAGCCATTCGGCCATCATCATCGAGAAGGAATCATCCGAGATATCCAAGTCCACATACGGGCAGTTCCATCTGGTCAGATCCCGTGACAGGTCGAACAGGCTGATGTCTGCGCCGTTCTTCCCGTATCCGCGCACCCATACCTCTTTGTCCTTGACGTAAAACAGGTTCAGCGCCATTTCAATATTGTTTTTCGGGGTATCCGTTGTAAGTCTCATTTTTCGTCCTCCTCGATTTTTGGTATATGTGCAAGCGTCTTGAGCGCCGCAGTCTTTGCGTTGTTTGCTTTGGCGAGTGCTCTGGTGCCGCATACTGGGCATTCGATAAGAAATAGCCTTTCTTCGCAGTAGTACGCACGAAGTGGCTTTCCGCAGTTCGCGCAGGCTATTCCTGCATCCCTCGAAAGAAAATCCGTACCGTCACCATTTGCGTCAAAGACGCAGTGGCAAAGGTGGTCAAAGTTCGATGCACCTTTCATCATTTCACCTCCGGCGCTTCCGGCAGCGGCATCCAGTGGGTAACTGCGCAGTCTACCGGATTGTTGTACACATCGTCCGGATTAAACTGTCTGTTCTCCCACCAACCCTCCGGGATGTAGTAATCATCCGCCTCCTCGTCGTACAGGCCATAGCAGTCGATGTCGCTCCAATTCCACGCACTGTCCTGCGTCAGCATCTTCCCGTCCTCGTAGATAGCCGGTATCACGAAAATGTATCCGTTTCGATTGCAAACTGCCAAAACATCTGTCTCGGGTTCCGGCATCCGCTCCGTCACCGGAATCCGCCGCTGCTTCTCCCGCAGCGCTGCGTTCTCGGCGGTCAGGCGCTCAATCAGGTCGGCGGCGCTCTTATACATCACGTTCACGCATCTTTTATTTCTCACTACCGGGCATCGAGTGCACTGTACCCCTGATTCGCAGCACCGCAGCGCCTGTATAATTTCCTTGTCTGTCATGTCGTCTCCTTCCAAAATTCGTTGAACTTTTTCCCAGTGATAATTGGGCGGCACCATTCGCGCTGGAATCTCCGCCACTCAGAATCGTACTTTCCATCCTCTCCGCGAAATAACATGGCATACGGCACGAATCCAGCACGCATGGTCTGCGCCAGGCGCTTTTCAGCGTCCTCAAAACTGTCTCCGCCGTAGCCGCACAGCACATAGCAGCACATTGTATGGCTTACCGGGCGAAATCCTGCCGACCGCAGCTTCTTGCCCATCTCGATCAGCGGTTCCAGATCGTCACGAGTGTCATATGCCGTGTAGAGCCGCTCCGGTTTTACCTCATGTAAAATGTCCGCTTGCCATTGCTGCAATAGTGCCGGTTCTAAGCCTCCCGTAAAAATTGCCCTGTGTTTCTGCCTCTTAAGCATGTCACAAACTGCCCGAAAATGCGTTTCTGACGTTCCAAGAATGTTGTCGTCAAGGATATTCCAGCCGTCCACGATCGGAAGCTCCCGAATTACGCCATGCGCGCAACGCGGTACGGAACAAAACCAGCAGTCCTTTGTGCATCCCCGCGAGGTAAAAATCAAACCGTCACGCAGGTAAAGCCCCGGTGTGAAGCCTCCCATGCGATCATCGAATGCCGGACCGCCGACTTCTACCGGTACGCCGAGAATCTGCCATGCGTAATATAAGTCCTCGGCTTTTTCGAGATCCCATGTAAACGTGACGGAGATATGTACTGACGTCACGCCTGCTTTGATGCAGTCCGAGATGTTCTCAATCGTCGGCTCACTGAAGAACGCCAGCGCATCAGTCGGCGAAGCGTTAGTTTTGCGCGGGAATACGCGGGCAATCACCGTCTGCTCTAAATCGCTCACGTCACATTTCCCCTCCTATTTTCCGTTTCCCTCTTGCCGCCCTCCGGCAGTTTCTCGCCCCGCCATCGGTCATTTGGCTTATGTCGATGATCTCGGCGCGCTTGTCGTAGCCCGCGTTCCGTTCAGCCTCATAGGCAAGCCACGGCTCGCAGGTAGCGCCACATCCCGGCCCTCGATGTGGGCAATCCCTGCCGCATGGTCCGGCGTATTTTTGCCTGATCATGTCTTCCTCCTGAACTGCACCGTCACTTCCGCCTCCCAGCACTCCGGCGCGCGGATGACGATCTTCTTGTCTCTGCCTTCTTCCGGGTCGCGGACGACGATCCAAGTATTCATGCCCCATCCTCCATCATCCGCTGAATCGCCGCCCTCTGGAAATCAGACAGCTCGTCTCCGTGATGCTGCACGTTGTAGCCCGGCTTCTTCCCCGGCTGTGACGGCGTGCCCTTCTCGTGTTCTTTCGATTCCCACGTCAAAAACTTCTGTTTCCAGTTCCGTACGGGGTCACCCTTCCCGTCGACCCAATTTCCGGCAGAATAATAGTCGAAAAATTTCTGTGCCAAATTCGGAACTCCACGCTCCTTCGCGTATGCGGAAACATCTTCCAACGTAGGTTGTATAAATTTCTTACGTTTCTTCTCAGAAATAGAACTACTCTCTTTTCTATTTCCATTTCCATTTCCTAAAGGTAATACCGTGGTATTACCGCAAGCACTACCATCAGCCATACCAGAGTTATCATTTTCTTTGTTCCAACGCTTGCTGATGTTCTCCCTTTGACGCTGGCAATGTTTGTCTCTTTTTTCGATTTCAAGCTCCATCCGGCGATTGAAGTACTTGCCGTCCTCATCCTTCTGAAACTTGCTCATAACCTCGTCTGACGGCTTTTTGACAGCCCGTATGATTTCCTGCATCGTCATATGCCCGCGCTCTCTTTGGAGGCACAGGAGCGTGATATACTGCCCACGCTCCCGCATATCCATCAAGGCGCAGCCGGATAGGAAATCCGACGTGTAAAACAAGACGGCAGGGTCTTTGTTGTTTGCCATCCCGCCACCGCCTTAGAGCGGCAGCTGATCGCCGTCATCCTCGTCCATCATCGTAAACCCGCCGGGGTTTGCCGGGTCCTTCGGCTCCGAAGATTTCTTCCCTTCTCCGAAGTAAACACGGTTTGCCACGATCTCAGCAGACCGGCGCTTGTTTCCGTCCTTGTCCTTCCAGTCGCGCAGCTGCAATCTGCCGTCCACGACGGCCATGCTGCCCTTGAAGAAGTATCCGCTTACAAAATCAGCTGTTCCCTTCCACGCAACGCAGTCGATAAAGTCCGTCTCTTTCTCTCCGCCCTTCGGCGTAAGATCGCGGTCAACCGCCAGCGTGAAGGATGCAGCGGACGTTCCGCCCTGCGTCTTTCTCAGTTCCGGGTCGCGCGTGAGCCTGCCCATAATAACAATGTGGTTCAGCATTCGCCGTCCTCCGTATCCGCCGCATTCTCTTCCGGAGCGCCAAAAATGACTTTCAAAACATCGTCGAAACGATACGAGGGCATCTTCTTATACGATTCAGCGAGCATATCGAGCGTCAGGCACTTCTTCGCCAATTCCTCATACTTTTCCGTACTCAGTTTTACATAGGATTCCATAATTACGTTCCTTTCTTATAAATCAGTTTCGTTTCATCCCAATCGGGATATTTCATTTTTAAGTAGCGTCTGATATACGCCTGCATATGTTTTCTCTTTTCCGTCTGGTCAAAGTCGTTGTGGCACTTATCGCAAAGCGTCACAATGTTCTCTTCGATTCCAAGCCCGCCCTGCGAGCGCGGGATGTAATGACACCACGGATTGCCGGGGCGAAGGCAGACGATGCAGCGCCCGCCGTCGCGCGTCCAGACGGCTTTCTTTACCTTCTCAGGTATCTTTGTCGCCTTCGTTTCCTTTCTCATCCTGCCTCCATTCCAGCGCCATACGCTCGAGTTCTTCCGGCGGGAGCGTCTCAATGCCCTGCTGTTTGCAGTCCTCAACGACCAGATCAATGAGCCGCGCCATCTGCTTTGTGTCGTAGGTGCTCGAGCCGTAGTAGCAAATGACGTTCGTGCAGCCCGGAATTTTTGACGCCATAATCTCCGTGCAGCGCCCGAGTCCATGCGATTCCCAGTCTTCCCGAAATCGCTTGACCGCTGCGTCCGGAATGCAGATCGTATCGGAGTTATCGCCAACGTCCGGGATATAGTGCCGATAGATTTCTTCCGGCGGCGCACCCACCTTGACCGAAAGCTTATTGCAAAGCAACCAGAGATATCGGTTTGCATCCAGACTCCGCTTCTTGCGGAATTCCTTGATCGTGACCGTGTACTTCTTCTGTGGGTCAAGTTCCCCGGCTACCATCTGGGCTTGTCCGGGCAGCTCCGGCCGTAGTTTCAGCCAGCTTCCCGCCGCGTCCATGCTCCACGACACTTCAACGACATTCAGCTCCCTCAACCGGAATGACCCCCTTTCTAAGACACTTCGCAAGATACCGAAGCCGTGGCAGATACTCCCCTTCTATCCATTCCCGATCATACGGTATCGGATGATATGACAACCTATCGTCCTCAATCTCCCGAAACCAGTTTCTGTAGTCTTCCGGTTCCAGATGGTACGCCACGATACGCAGATTCTTTTTCGCCGCGAACATTTCAACCTGTGCTTGCATCCAGTACGCGTGGGACACCTTGAAGGATTCTCCCTTGTGCGTCTTTACCTCTGATATTTCCTGCGCGTCCTCGCCATCCAGGTTCACCCGAAGCCGAAGCCGCCGAATCTTAATCTGCCTGTCCATCTTTCGGATGCCGATATGTTCCAGAATCCTGTGTTCGTAAGCACTTCCGGTATCCATTTCCAGTGTCGAAAAGTGGTCGCGGTTCACGCCGAGCTTTTGCAGCCAAAAGCTGCGGAACGTCTTTGTGTCCCATCTGCCCATGATCGCCGCCGTATCCGACGCGCCGAACCACCCGCTTCTGTCGTGGTCGTGTATCATAAGCGTTTCAGCGTATTTTCCAGATACTGAATGTTACCGAACGACGCCATCAGCTGATCGAATTTCTTCTGATTCAGCCCAAGCCCCGAGAGGATATAGCTCATATCCGCCCCGTTTTGCAGTTTTAATGTAATCAGCTGTTCGATTCTCTGCTTGATCGCCATAATGCTGTGCTGGGATAGGTCATCGTCTGCGCGTTCCGTGTCCTTGTCGTTCAGCCAGAGCTTGAAGCCAAGCCCCGTGTGAATGGCCACGCCCTTCACAAACGCTCTCGCGTGAGCGTTGGAAATCCGAAGCTGATTCAATGTGTCATCGTAGACGACTAAGGAACCGTTCATCAGCGGCATATCCATTCGGAACGTCTTATCGTCGATGTGGATTTCGACGGAAACGAAATAACACCCCGTCGTTCTGCCATTCTTGTCATGGACTTCCTTTGACTGGAATAAGTACCCGCCAGTCTCATTTTTCAGCGGCACAAAGTAGACCTCGCCCGCCCCGTTTTCGTGAAGCAGCATTTTGCATTTCGCCCACGGAAGATACGGAACTTCAATCGGCTTCCCATTGTCATCCTTCGCCTTCCGCTTGTCGCAGAACGGCAAAACGTCGATCTGTACAAGCTCGTTAAATCCTTTCAGCATACTTTCCTCCTTAAATCTTGCAGACTCGCTTGTCCAAGCCGCACATTTCGGCAATGTAATTCGTGCCATACGTTTCCACTAAATGCTCAATCAGGGCGTTATGTACGTTCCAGTTCTCGCCCGGAGACGCAGCGGCAATATTGCCTTCGTCGGAGACGAAATACTCGTTTCCGTCATAAATCTCTGCACCGTTGATATCCATGATAAACGGCGCTTGCTGTCTGTCTTCCATCATTCCACCAACCTGTATCTGGCATAGCTCGTGTCCTCACCATACCGGTTCTTGCTCGTTTCCGTTTCCTTCTTGATCTCGTAGCCCTCACGCTTGAGATCAAAAATCCTCGCTCCCAGACGCATACAGCTGATGTCCCGAATCGCTTCGAGCTGCGTAATGCTTCCGAAGTCGCGCATATATTGCAGGATTCTCTCCGTCTGCTTCATGCTCACCTCCACGCTTCTGTAAACACCGTCCAGAACACGATATCGCGGTACGTGACCTTCTGCTCCTGCGGCGCTTCGGGCGGATTCGCGCATGTGTAGCGGAACCACTCCCGCCATCTGTTGCACATACAATTCTCACCGCGCCCTTTTTCACAGCTCTTACACGGATATTCCATCTCATGCCCCCGTAAGCACCGCGCCGACGAAGAAGCACGCCGCCGCTCCTCCAAGCGTGACCGCCGCCCGGAACAGGCCGAAGCCCAGCATAACCGCCGTACCGCCAAGCAGCATACACGCCACAGAGAAGCAGGCCGTTTCCGCGATCTTCATCAGGCTCTTTTGCCGCTTGCGAAGCCGGACGATCTCATCCCACCTTTCGCCGAGCTCGCGCTCCCGCGCCGCCCGGTGGTTTAACTCCGTGATAATCTCAACGTCACTCATTTTCTCATCCTCCTTAAATAGTCTTCCTTGCCGAGTAGGGCTTTTCTGTTTGCTGCATAGCCTTTGCGTCTCTGAGCCCTTCGCAGCCCTTCCGCCGCTACGCATTGCCGAGCTTTGCCTTTGCTGTGCTGATCGGTGCTCGTCTTTGCCATTGCCTGTCAGAGCAAAGCGTGCGTTACTACGCCGTTGCCAATCCTTGCTTTACTTCGCCCTTGCCACGCGATCTCTGCTTTACTTCGCCTTTGCCGCGCCAGTCCAGGCCGCGCAGTTCCCTCGCGTCACTTAGCCTAGCCTTTCCGTCGCAAACATAGCATCCCATGCCGCCGCGAAACCAGACTGTTCTTTGCCTTTGCGAAGCACATCAAATCTCTACTGTGCCTTTGCCACGAATTGCATACCAAAGCCTTTGCGTACCCAGCATTGCAATACCAAGCCTTTGCTTCGCTACGCAGCTCCAAGTCATGCCCTCGCTACACACAGCAGCCGAAGCCCTTGCCGAACATAGCGATCAATGCCGCTGCCATCAGAGCTCTTCGTAGCGCCACCCCGCCATTGCGTCTCATGGCGTCTCCTTGCGCTGCCCTGCCATTCCGTTGCTGTGCCGCTCAGAGCCCCGCACGGCTACGCCTTTGCCTGTCATTGCCAAACCCAGCCGTGCCCTCGCATTTACTCGAGCACTTCGTAGGTGAACCGTCCCTTTCCGGAGTTCCGCCACTGGCCAATGCCTCTGAGCCGTCCGTAATCCAGCCATTCCAGGACGATATCCTTGTGCGCCTTTTCATCCAGCATCGTAATTTCAAACTCGATCGTGCTGCCCGCCGGAATCTCCTCCGAGTTCGCAAGCGCCACACGCTCGCCCTGCGGGGTTGGTGCTCTCAAAGGCCGCTGGCATTCGCCGATCTCGCCGCTGACCTGAATCGGGATGTGCCGGGGCTCGACGAAAATCAAACCGTCGATTATCTTCTTATAAGCTTTCAAGCTCGAGCTCTTCGTGCTCTTGACTCTTGTCAGCATACCGCATGCGTCCTTGAAAAAGCCCTTGATCTGATAGTCATACAGAACCGGGCACCCGTTCGCACGGGGGAACACCGTCATTCCCTTGTCAGCCACCACGTCCGCGCCCAAAGCCGCGATCTCGTCTTCGATGGTAGAAGCGTCCGGCGCTTTCGACGCGATGAAATCCCGCGCCACGTTCTCATTGCTCGGCCACGTGCCAAGCACCGGCTCCAAAAATGTTAATCTGACTTTCATTTGCGTTTCCTTCCTTTTCGTTTGTTCTTAGGTCTTGAAGAAGTCTTTCATGCGTCTACCTCTAATCCGAGGAACCGCATAAACGGGATTCTCGGGATTTTTACCCGACTCGGGGTCGGACAGCATACCGGGAAGCCAAGCAGCTCCGGTCTCTCCCGCGCCATCATCCGCAGACGCTGGGGGCTGCAACCGAGAATCTTTGCCGCAACGTCCGCGTTGATCATGTCCGATTCCGAGGACATCAGCTCCGCCAGATTTTGCGTTGCCATCGTTATCCCTCCATTTCTGTTTAATAATTTTTCAGAAATACTATCTATTCCATTTCCTAAAGGTAATACCGTGGTATTACCGGAAGTGTTACCACACTGTCTATGTGGTTCATACGTCCTCCTTTTACGTCTGAGCCTCTTTTACAAGGCTCAAGGTTCCTTCCGTTTTCTCGGCTTCTGTAGCAGCGAGTCGACCGATACGCCGAAATAGTCTGCAATCGCTTTTACAGTGTCGATGCGCGGGGCAGCGTCCTTTCCTGCCCACTTTCCGATTGTGCCGTTGGCAATGCCGCACGCCTTTTCTACGGTCGCGATGTTCGTCTTGTGCTTCTCGCAGAGGCGCTTGACATTCTCATAAATCAAAAAAAATCCCTCCAATCCATACGAATACTACTTGACAGAGGTTAGAAGATAGTCTAATATAAGCGTGTCAAGGCAATTAAATATCTTCTGAAGTCCGTCTTGGTGAGGGGCTAGGTTTTTTGTACCCTTCACGTCTCTAAGTATATTAGAGTTTGCCCTAAAAGTCAAGAACTATTTTCGCGTTTAGTCTAATTTTTTTAAGGTGCCGTACATGCTCGATAAAATCAAAGCGCTATGCAAAGAAAAGAAAACTTCTATATCCAAACTGGAAAAACAGCTTGGATTTGGTAATGGTGTCATCGGCAGATGGGATAAGTCTGTTCCGAGCTATGAACGACTCGCCGCGGTTGCTAACGCGCTTGATGTGCCAGTATCCTACTTGACTGGCGAAACCGATGACACGTCTGCGGGCATAAAAAAAGACCCCATCCCGAAGGACGAGGTCGAAGATAGCGAAACCGCAGAACTCCGTGAAATTTGGAGTTCTGCGGATAAGAGTGAGCGCCGTGATTTGCTCGAAATGGCGCGTATGCTAAAGAGCCGGAGAAAGCAGAATGGATGATGCAAGCAACCTTCCGTTTTCGGAAATCGAGTTGAGCAAAGACGAAAGAAAAATGCTTAAAGCGTTGGCAGATAGCAGAATATTTGCGACGGATGATATTTTCCAGACCGCAAATAGGCTGAAACATTTTGGACTTGCGAATCTGCACCCAATCCCCAGCAAAGATGGTGTCCCTGTGTTATCGTTTGGCACGTCCTGCGCAATCGGAATAGAAGAACGTGGGAAGGACTACTTGGCGTATATTGATCAGCGTAAGAAGGCCACAAAGGCTAATCGAGTCCACGACCTAGTGATTGCAATAATCTCATTCCTGCTCGGGCTGCTTACGTCTGAACATTTCTGGAATTTCCTGAGCAAATGTCTGTCAGGATTCGAGGGCTAAAGTCGCTGCAAACTGCTTTAAGCTTTTTTTCGCAGACAAGCACGATGTCGCCGCCGGGGCTGGCTGCGCCGATCGCGTGTTCGCACATTCGGCAAGCTTCTCCGCACTCGTCTTTCGTAGCAATTTCGGTTCTGATCCTGCACAACTGTAACATAATATCATCATACTTTTCCCTGCTTAGAAACATTGTTTCGCTCCTTCCACATTCTAATTAGTTCTCGTTTTTCCTCTGTCGTAAGTTCCATTAAATACTGAAAGCCACTATCGGCGGGCGCAATTTCTTCACCCTTATTATAGCACATATCGTCCTGAATACAAACCATTTTGCAATCTCCTATTCCAACGTTTCGTGTATCTTGTGAAAGATTCTGTACAAAGCTGTACTGGTCCAAAAGAAGGACTAAATTATTAGGAAGAAAAGAGGAAAATGAAATGGATACTGTGGAAAGGCCGGTTCCGACCGATACCCAAAAGTTTTGCAAATTTTGCGGTGAGATTATAGACAAAGAGTGTGTAATCTGCCCAAAGTGCGGAAAGCAAGTTGAGGAGATAAAGGCCAAGCAGCCGGACATCGTAATAAATAACGCAAACAACAACGTAAACACGAATGTTGTTGGTTGCTGCAGGCCGAAGAATAAATGGACAGCATTCTTCCTTTGCCTGTTCCTTGGGCCGCTTGGCGCTCATAAATTCTACGAGGGCAAAGTTGGCATGGGCATTCTTTATCTTTGCACCGTAGGCCTTTTCGGAATCGGCTGGTTAATCGACACGATTAGTTTACTGTTTAAGCCGAATCCGTACTATGTCTAACTCAGAAATTTGCTTTCCTGCCGCTTTCCCTGTTTCTCGTCGCTTACATCTGAGACGCAGGCAAACAGCATAGGTGCGCCCTTGATGTAGTCCAGGCTTAGACTGTGGACGTCTTTGAAAAGCGCCCCGTCTACAATGATGTTTACTTTCCCGTTTTCAAAGCGAATATTGATGCTCTGCATTTGGTGTACCTCCATATTTTAGAACGTTCGTTCAATAATTTCAATTTGGAATCTTCCACAAAGAACACCTTGCATTTTCTTCGTCCGGTAACCCTCGTAAGCGGCAATTATGGGACAGACTATTTTGTATAATGGGATGTTTAAGATCGCCCCACCGTCGCTCCCCCCGGCGGTGGGGCTTTCTCACGCGCCTGTAACCAGCATAGCAAAAGCGGCGGAAATGTCCACCCTCAAATTGGTAAAATCATACCAGTGGTGGAAGAATCAGCGAAATATATGTGAAAATGGAGGTATATCATGTCAGCAATTCAGGAACTCGCCCCATATATTTCTGCATATCAGGGGAGCATAAAACGAGCGAAAGAAGATCAGCATTACACCATTGACAGACTTGTCGAAGAATCCGGTGTTTCTAGATCGGCTGTGACGAAGCTCTGCGCAGGAACACAGCAAGATCCGAAACTGTACAATTCTGCCGCGCTGTGCCGCGTTCTCGGGCTGTCGCTGGATGAGCTGTTCGGGCTTGTTCAACCCGCAGAAAGCCCGGAAGAACTGACCGAGCAGATTCATCATATCGAGGTTGAAAACGCCAAGCTGGAGGCAACAGCGGCAGTGCAGAGCGCACAGATAAGGTCTACACATACAATGTGTTACGTCCTCGCCCTGTTTTGTATGCTGCTCTCCTTT